GCCATATTAGCTCCTTTGTTAATTACTTTACTCTTTTTTTAAAATTTTGTCGACAATTTTAGTCGTTTCTTTTAATTATCACACCACCTTGGCCCATATCTTTAGCATTCGGTAATGTTTTTGACAAAATTGTTTTTTCAATCGATGTATTAGCTCTTAAATTTGCTAATTCTTCGTTCTGTTCTAGTTTTTCGTCTTGATTTTGTTGATTCATCATTGCTCGCATCTTATCAAGATTAATTCTGTCTTCACCTTCCTTCTCTTTTCTTGCATTTTCTTGTGCTTTAAGATCTAACTCTCTTGCTCTTAGCTTAGCAATAGGGTCATTGTCAAATTGTGAAGTAATTTTCTTCTCTTCAGTCATAAATTCTTCCATCATTTCAGCAACAAGTTGAGCTTTTCTTGCTTCAATCTTTTCACCCATCATTTTTGCTTGCATTTGTATTTGTGGGTTCTGAGCTGTTTGAGGATTTTTTTGAATAGCAGCTAGTTGTTGCAACTCATTAGGAAATTCAACTTCAACCTGCTCTTGTGCCATGATAGAAATGTGTTCAAATATATTTTTTTCTAATGAAGCCATAATTACTGGAGCATTTCTTGCCATATTAGTACCCATAAAACTTAAGTGAGCTCTAATATGTGCTCTGTGATCTTGCCCAGGAAATGCTTGGAACGGTTTCCCAGCGAGAGCATCAATGTGTTCTAGCGCTGGGTCCTTTGGTGTGTTCGGTGCTGGTCTTTTTAAAACCTGATCAATATCTTTTACACCCAATGCTTCATACATATGTCTATAAGCTTGATACAAATTATGTATTTGTGGATTGGACGTTGCCAGTTGCAGTTCCGTTTGAGCGAGGGAAATACGCTGCGTTTGAGAGAAAATGTTTGGATCTGCTACTGGCAAGATATCAACTCTGTCATCGAAGTCTTGCTGTTTAATAAAACGCTGACCACCAACGACATCGTATGGATATTCTGGAGGCAAGTATAATTTAAATACTCTTGCCAATAATTTAAATTCATTTTTGAGAGCTGCATAAATTCTTTTGTGGATAGCAGACATTGTTCTGCTTCCTCTTTCCAACAAAGCTACTGTCGTACCCACTGCCGCTTGTTGATTACCCTCACCTACTTGCAAGTCTGCTATTGAAGCGAATCTTTGACCTGCAGATACTACGACGCCCATAAGCTGTAACAAAGTTTGTGATGGTTCTTTAAAGGGAAGCATCATAAACGAATCTTTAATATTTCCTCCCGGTGCATCTACATCTCTAAATTCACCTGGTTGAATAGATTGTGCATCATCTCTAATTCTAATTCCTCTTTGTTTAAATCCTGCAGGTAAATTTGATAGTGTTCCTGCATCCAATAGTTGTCGTAAAGCAGATGTAGCAGTTCTTGATAAACCACCAATCATGTGTATTAAACCAAAACCATAAAAACCTAAACCTGGTAAAAATTTAAAATGAACAAAATATTGAATTTTGTTTTTCTTAGAATCACCTTCTTCATAGTTTCTTCTTATTGATAAAATTTCTCTTGAATTTTCTTCGATTGTTATAATGTAAGGAAGTTTAATTCCTGTTTGTTCTTCGTTTTCATCAATGTCTTCAAATCCTTCTAAGTCTAAATTAGTGTGACATTCTAAAATATTAAATACGTCTTCTTCCCTTCCTTTTGTTTCTCCTTGAAGTTCACGTTCTTTTCTTTCAATTTCACTTTCATTTAATGTACCAGGTTTTAAATCTATGTCTCTATAAAAACCAGCGACTTGTTGTTTTCTTAAATCATTATCAGAAATTCTTATTCTGTGAATGATTGATTCCGCATCGTCTAATGAGGTAGCTGTATACGGAACAATCAAATCATCTGCAGGAACGAATTTTGATACCGCTCGTTGTTCAACTTCATCATAATAAACTTTTTTAAAAGTTGATCCTGCTAATGGTAAGTGAAATAACATTGAATCAAATTCTGGTTCATATTCTTTCATCCTATCCATAAGTTGGTAGTTCATAAAATCTTTTACTCTTTGTGATTGTTGTTCTTTGTCTGGAGTTGCTAGTCCTAAAAGTTGTGTTCTAACTGGGCCATCAGCTGGTAATAATTCTTTGTAAGCTAAAGATTGAAACTGTGTTACAGCTTCTGCAAGAACAGGATGAGTTGCACCGCTTGCACCTTGAAAGGGCTCTGTTCGGTTATCATATTTAAATCCTAATAAATCTAAACCTTCTCTGTAAGATCTTTCCCAATCTTTTCTAGAATTTTTATAGTCTTGGTAATTTTGATAAAGAGATGAACCTAGTGTACCTAAAACATCATCAGGTAAAAACTCAGCTAAGTTAGCACCATGATCAGCAGAAAGACTTGTGTCTATTTGATTAGGATCAAAATTTATATCAACACTACCATCTTCGTTTTCAGAAATTTCTGTATCCCCAGGAGATACAACTGTTGTTTCTTCAACAACTTGTTCTATTTCATTTTCTTCAGGTGATACTATTTTTTCTACTTCGTTTGGAAGTGATTTGTCTATGTCTGCCATTTATTTTCTCCAGTTTTACAGGTTTAACAGTATTATAATCAATAAGCAACCCCTGAGGCTCAGGTCCTTTTTTAGGGGGTATTGTTTTGGTTAGTTTAGTCATCAGTAAAATCTGATCCATCGACACCTTCATAGGGATCATTTATATCAGCCCTAAGACTTTCGTCTTTACTTGCTCCTCTAGCATCAGCTTCATCTATTTTTCTTTGACCTGTTGTATATTTAGTTTTACCTGTTCCTTTAGCAAAACCTTCTAAATCAGTAGAACTACCTCCTAAGATATCATCGATTTCATTAACAGTAACTCCATCTATATCATAATCTTCTGGACTAACCATTCTGTATTCAGTATCTGTTGCCACAAAATCTCCCTTAGTTTTAACAGTCTTACCTGTGTTGTAATCTAAAACTTCAACTCCTGGCGGTTCATAATCTATATAATATTCTTCGTTATAAGCATTTTTACCTTCAACTCTAATTGCTCCATTGTCTTGTGCTAAAACTTTTACACCCGGTAATTCTGGTATTTCTATCTCTGTAATATCAGCATCAATTTTTTTACCTATACCTTTTGCAAAAGCATTTTCTACAAACTGAGGAAACCAGTCTGGCATATTTGTAGTTGTGTTAGTTAGCTTTACAACCTTAGCTGTCTTTGCTCCCTTAAAAAATTTACCTAGAATAGGTAGTGATGCAATGCCTGCCATAACTTTCATAAAAGTTCTTCGTTTTGGATTATCTGGTCCATCAGCAAAACCAACTCTACCGCCAGCATTAAAAAATTTACCTACACCTTCATTGCCTACGGCTATAAAATCTTTGTAACTAAGTTTGCCACCAGCTCTTAAATATCTTTGAAACGCTTCTAGTGATTCTTCAATAGCTAAGGCTGTTCCATCAGATCCATTAGAATAATTAACTCTACCTCCAGAGTTGAAGTCTATATAATCACCTATGCCAGAGTTTGCGATTCTAGATGATCTTTCATCTGCTCTTGCAGTGTCTTGAGCAACAACAATATTTTCTAATCGTTTTAATTGTTCTGAAAGATTGTCATAAACTTTTTTACTAACATTACCCTCTTCGTCTGTAAATGCTCTTACTGCTTTATAAAAATCTTCTTCTCCTTTGTCGTACTGCTGTTGATATTGAAACTCATCATCAGGTCCTCTAAAATCTTGTTCTTGTGAAGCTATTGTTTGAATAGCTTTACTTTTGTCTTGAAATTCAAAAACTTTGTCAAGACCAGATGTATCTATACCTTCATCAACTGCTATTTTTTTAAGCCTAGCTTTTTCTGTGTCTCCAAATAATCCATAAGTAGCATCAGCTACAATTCTTGCAGGTGGTAGTCCTGCTTTGTATCCTAAGTAAGTTATTGGAATAGCTGCAGCTAATTCAAATAAAGCTGCACCTGGGCCAATAAACTCTCTCATAATTGCCTTGCCGGCGCTAAGTTTTTTTACTGCGTTCGCAGCGGCATTGCCTGAACCTTTTGCGATAGCTTGTTGTTTTTTAATATCATCAAGATAGTTCATTGGATTATCACAAGCACCACCTTCTGCGGCAGAACACTTAAATCCAAAGCTTGCTAATTTTTTTGCTATGTTTTTACTATCTGTAGCTGTAGGTGTTTTTAATTTTATAGGTTGGGCTTTTGTCTCAATAACTATTCCTTTTTCTTTAGCTATTTGTTTTATATTTTTCTGAGCACCAGGTGAATAATTTTTAAACCCACTAACAAAATCTTTAGGGTTTAAATTTTCTCCGATCTTAATAATAGGAGTATCAACTTTATATTTTTTCTGGAAAGCTTTTGATTTTATATTAAAGTCTTCGACTTTAGAATAGTCTCCTTCTAACGCTGCCGTAAAAG